ATAGCTCAGTTGGTAGAGCATCAGCTTCCCAAGCTGAGGGTCACGAGTTCGAGCCTCGCTTGCCGCTCTCTTGAAAATCAAGCAGTTACAAATAAAGTAGCTGCTTATTTTTTTTATATATGCTGAATAACATTCCGCTTTTAGACCCTTTTAAACCCTTTTAATCTTATCTTTGTATGCAAATCCTATGCAAATTTTCAGATTTGCATAAACTAAAAACATAGATATATGGCAACGGTTAAATTCTACCTTGATAAAAGAAGGCAAAAAAAAGATGGCACTTATCCGATAAAGTTGAATGTATTCCACAACAAACAAATAATGATAGCTACGCAGCTAAGTGCATCGGAAAAAGAATGGAATGGGAATGAATATTCTGTGCGTGCACAAAATTACAAGCCGAGGAATATAGTTGCCCGTGGAATAATAAACAAGGCGGAAACAGTAATATTTACTTTAGAGCAACAAGAAAAGTTGAAATCAACTACAGACAAAGCTTTGAAGAAGTTGATAGAGGACGCTATAAGTAGCAAGGTTGAAAATCAAAAGACGTTTCTCTATTATCTTGATGAATTCGTTTCCAAGAAAACCAATCAGGGAACTAAGTCTATATATACAACCACAAGAAACAAGATTGAGGAATACGATAGTCATTGTACTTTTGAGAGCATGGATAAGTCATGGCTGGAAAACTTTGAAGCGTGGATGGCAAAGACGATGAAGGTTAATGCCTACGCTATTCATTTACGGAACATACGTAGTGTATTCAACTACGCCATTGATGAGGAGTACACAACATTGTATCCATTCAGAAGGTTTTCAATAAAGAAAGAGGAAACCCGAAAACGCAGCCTTACAGCAGAACAACTTAGGTTATTGAGAGATTATCCATGTGAGGAATACCAGATTAGATATAGGGATATGTTCATGCTCATGTTCTATCTCATAGGAGTAAATGCAGCCGATTTGTTTAACGCAAAACATTCTGCATTGGTAAATGGTCGTTTTGAATATAAAAGAGCTAAGACGGGGAAATTATACAGTATTAAAGTAGAACCGGAAGCGCAGGCTATAATTGAGAAATACAAAGGGAAGGATTATCTTCTTAATATAATGGATGACTACGGAAATTACAAGGATTTCCTACATCGTATGGGAATAGGGTTAAAACAGATTGGAGAGACAGAAAGGAAGGGATTGGGAGGGAAAAAGAGTAGAAATCCTTTATTCCCTGATTTGTCTTCATATTGGGCAAGACACACATGGGCCACGGTAGCGGCAGAGCTCGATGTCCCCAAAGAGGTAATCGCCCACGCGCTTGGGCATAGTTGGGCGAACAGCACAACGACTGACATCTATATCCATTTTGACATGCGAAAAGTAGATAAAGCTAATCGGAAAGTTATCGATTATGTAAATGTTTTTAAGAAGTAATAAGGAAGTGGGGAGATAAATATTTTCGATAATTATACCAGTTATTTCGGATAGATAGGTATGATATTCCAAATAATTACATATCTTTGCGAAAGCATGTCAAGTGGCATGCTTCCCATACTGACGAAAAGACATGAAAAAACTTACAATCAAACAAGAGAATTTTTGCAACTACTACATCGAAAGCGGCAATGCTTCCGATGCTTATCGTCGTGCCTATTCGTGCGAGAAGATGAGAGACAAACAAGTGTGGGAAGAATCTTGCAAATTGTTGTCTAACCCAAATGTAGCCCAAAGGGTTAAAGAGTTGCAGGAAGAACAAAAAAACAAATCAGACATAACTAAAGAACGCATTCTACAAGAATTGTCCAGTATAGCTTTCTCATCCATTGCCAGCATGCACAACACATGGATAGAGCGTAAAGAATTTGATGAACTCTCTGACAAAGAGAAATCAGCAATAAAAAGTATATCTACCAAGATATTGAAAAAAAATATCGGAACAAGTGATGCTCCGGAAATTGTAGATGTTGAATATGTGAAGATAGAACTTTATGATAAGATAAAGGCTATTGAGCGTATATGTAAAATGCTTGGGTTTGATGAGCCTACCGAAATAGAGATGAATACCAGCAAACCCATAAGTGTCGAGGATGCAAAGAAACTGATAGAAAGGCTATGATGGACGGTGTACGGTATCTACAAGCATTTTGTATGTCGGGCGTTCTCAATTACACAAAATTTTTCTTTAAAAGTAAAACAGGGCGCAAATTTGTGGTGAGCAGACACCATGAACGCATATGTAATGCGTTGGATGATGTTATTTCCGGAAAAATTCAAAAACTGATAATCAATATTGCACCACGATATGGAAAGACCGAATTAGCCGTAAAGAACTTTATATCATACGGATTGGCACTCAACCCTTCCTCAAAGTTTGTCCATCTCTCATATTCTGACGATTTGGCTCACGATAATTCAGAAGGGATTAGAGACATAGTTAAATCAGAAGAGTATCAACAGTTGTTCCCGTATGTCCAGATAAAGAGAGGAACAGACAGCAAAAAGAAGTGGAGTACCACAGCTGGCGGTGGTGTATATGCGGTGTCAACAGGTGGACAGATAACGGGATTTGGCGCTGGAGAGGTGGACGATATAGATGATAAAGAAACAGAAAAAGAAATAGATAGCATATTAAAGGGGGCAAGGTTTTCCGGCGCCATTGTCATAGACGACCCTATTAAGCCGGAGGACGCTTTGTCTGACGTGAAAAGGGAAAAGGTTAACCAACGCTTTGAAACTACTATCCGTAACCGAGTGAACAGCCGAAACACCCCGATTGTAATAATCATGCAGCGCCTGCATGAGAATGATTTGTGCGGCTATCTTATGAAAACAGAGCCAGGGCAATGGACTGTCCTTTCATTGCCGGTCATAGAAAAAGAAGCGGACGGGAAAGAATTTCCTTTGTGGGAATTTAAACACACATTGGATGAATTGCATAATCTCAATAGAATAAATCCATTCGTCTTTGAAACACAATATATGCAGAACCCTACACCTATAGAAGGTCTCATGTACGGTACATTCAAGACTTATAGGGAAATACCATATACCAACCGTGCCATTCGGAAAAATTATACCGATACCGCAGATACGGGCGGTGACAGATTATGTTCCATAGATTATGTGGATACAGAAATAGGCAACTTTATTTTAAGCATACTATATACGGACGCTCCTATGGAGGTTACGGAACCGCAAGTTGCAGCTTTGCTTGCCAAAGATAGAGTAACCATAGCTAACATTGAAAGCAATAACGGTGGACGTGGTTTTGCCCGAAACGTAGAGCGGCAATCACGGATAATGGGCAATAATGAAACAGAAATAAAATGGTTTCATCAGTCGGGGAATAAGGAAGTTCGAATATTTACCCGCTCCGCTGAGGTTATGAATCTTACATATATGCCGGAAGGTTGGGAAGTGCTCTTTCCTGAATTTTATGCAGAGATAAAATCTTTTAGGAAGTTCGGGAAAAACGCACATGATGATGGGGCAGATGCTCTTACCGGAACCGTAGAAAAACGCGGAGATTTTGAATATGACAGCTATGAGGCTGCGACAGTCGCATTTTCCGGCATTCCAATTGTAGAAATACATCCACTGCTTAATGGGCGTTTTCTGTATGCGAAAGCGTATGTTGTACATGATACAATATATGTGGACGATGCGTATATAGGAGAATTGATTCCCATCAAAGAAATCGCCGCGCTGGTCGCTGGTGCCGATGTAAACATTGAGACTTCGCAGGCGATGCTTCATTATATACGCGATTATAGGGCTGAAATAGGTGATGTGTGGGCAAGGCAAGAAAATACAGGGAAACTTTCTTATATTGAAGCATTTAAGGGGCTAATTCGAGATTTTAAATTCAAGAGAGATAATAAAATGTCCTTATTTATGCGTAATCTAATGGACTATGACGGCAAAGATGTCTATGAAGCAATGTATGTATTGTGTTGTATAGCAGATAGAGTAAAAAGAAAATCAAAAAAATAATCATAAAAATGCTGTTTGTTATTTGGAATTAGTCTAAATAATATATATATTTGCACACGTAGGGTCACTACAAGCGTGTGAAGTTGCACGCAACCGTATTAATGGACTAAAACACTAAATATATGGGAGTGGCCGCATTTATTTGCTGTCACTCCTGCTTTGTATATGGGCATATTTACTAAATTTTGGAAGCCAGAGAATAAAAAGTCTATTCCGATGTATGATAATGTAAATCGGGTAGAAAGAGATGCAGCAGGAAACTACTGGTTTTTGTCCGATTTGTTCGGAAGGCGTTCCAAATGGAAAGTGTATTATGACATGACTAACAATTTGGATAAAGCCGGAGCGCTTGTTTCCTGTACGCCTTTCTTCACTGTAGTTGATAAAATCGGCTCTATGATGTCCCGTGGTATTCCTTATGTGGTAGATAAGGATGGAAATGAAAAAAGGACATTTGCCGATATACGTAATATACTCAACGCTCCCAATCCGCTGCAAACATTCTCTTCATTTATAAAGCAAATTGAAATATGTCTTAAGGTATTCGGCTATTGTCCAATTGTTCTTGTTAGAGCGACAAAAACAAGCACTCCTAAGGCAATGTGGATAATTCCACCTGAGATTTTCCATATGGAAGGAACCGGTAAGGTGTTTCGCCAATACGAACTGAAAAATATTATATCAAGTGTATATATAGACTGTAACGGAACTCGATTAGAGTTGGAGGATTATGAATACCTTGTAATATATGACAGCAATATAGTAATAAATAGCGGTGCGACTGCTGATGTCAAATTTGAGTCCGTTTCAGATAGCCTTTCCCAGCCTATATCAAACTGGGTAGCTTCTATGTCTGCAAGCCATACATTGCTTGTAAATGGTGGTCCTAAAGGCGTGCTCTATAATGATTATACTGACCAGATGGGAAATGTTGCCCTTTCCTCGGAAGATGAAAAGGATATAAAGGACAGATTTAAACGTGATTATGGCTTAGTAAACAAGGAATATCCCATTTTGGTGACACGTTACAAATTAGGATGGCTTCCTCTTGATTTTAATGCTGATGAATTAAAACTTCATGAAGAGGATAAGAGGTGTACAGATAAGATTGCCAATGCAATGGGCATAAATGCCAATCTTTTTACGGATGCCAAATACGACAACCTTGAAAGTGCCGGGAAAAAGGCTTATCAGGACGTAATCATTCCAGATAGCCGAAAGATAGCAGAATGTCTTTCAAAAGCCATATGTCCGGAAGGTGTTTTTATTAAGATTGATTTTACAGATGTTGAATGCCTTCAAACCAATAAGGAGACAGAAGCCAATACATTGGTTAAAGTTGCTGATGCCTTACAGAGATTGATAGATAAGTCTTTGATAACACATGATGAGGCACGTATAGAAGTTGCAAGATACATAGATATTGACCCGGATAATCCAAAAGGAGATTTTGATAGCAATGCAGCAAGCAGTGCATCTGTTGAAAATAACGTCAATAACAGTAAGGAAAATGGAAACAATGACAAATAAATACAAAGATAAGATGGGGATGCAGTATAAATTGTTCTCCATAAACTCAAAGGATGTCCAATACAGCCCCGAAAGCCGGACTATCAGCGGATACGCTGCTGTATTCGGAAACGTGGATAAGGCTCATGATATTCTATTGAAAGGTTGCTTTTCAAAAAGTATCAATGAAAGAGGGCCGCAAAGCCAGGCAAATGACAAAATTATACTCCTTTGGATGCACGACATGTCAGAGCCTTTGGGATTTATTACAGAATTGAAAGAAGATGATAGAGGGCTTTATTTTGAGGCGCGCATAGATGAGATTGAACTTGGAGATAGGGCCATAAAACAACTTGAGTCAGGCACGCTTAATCAATTCTCTATTGGTTATGAGTATGTATGGGAGAATTGCGAATGGGATTACGAAAAAGAAGCCCTGATTGTTAGAGAGGTTAAGCTGTATGAAATATCGGTGGTATCAATTGGCTGTAATGGAGAAACCGAGTATTTGGGGTTGAAGTCAATTGAAGACTACGAAAACGCTTATAAGGATTTAAGCGGTGAAATTTCCTTGTTATGTAAAAATATGAGTACAACCAAGCAACAGCGTTTGCAAAAAATTATAGCCAAAGCAATGTCACTTGCATCTTTTAGGCCGGACGGTGTTATACCTGCTCCACCCAAAGGGATGGAAGCCGGCAGTAATGGCAAAACGGAAGAAAAATCATTATGTAATTTATTAAAACTAAAATCGGTATGAAATTAGGATTTTTAGAACTTATGGACACATCCGGCTTGTCCGAAGAAAACAAGAAGTTTTTTGAATCTTTGGACGAAAAAATGGGAGAAGCCTTTGAAAAACAAGTGAAAGGCTATCTTGCGGATGAAGTGAAATTGGAAGATTTGCGTAAATCCATAAAGGATGCCGCTGATTCCATAAATGACATCAAGGAAAAGGATTTTGCCGGCATTGACAAAAAGACTTTTGAAGAGAAGGTTAATGAATTGGAGAATGCCATTTTACGTGTAAAGGCTTCTACCGAAGTAGGTAAAAACGGGGAGGTAAAGATTAAATCTGTTTATGAGCAGCTACACGAACAGCTCAAGGAGTATATTGCTGCGGACAAGAAGGGCGTTATGTCTCTTGATTTGAAATCGGCTTGTCAGTCGGCTCCCGGCAATAAGTTGGGATTAAATCTTGTGCTGGAAAAGAAAGACGCTGCAACTATTACTTCCGGGTCCCTTGCTCCGCATTACGGACTTGAAGTTGACCCAAATTTATCAGTCAATCCGAGAGCGCAAACCGTCATTAGAAAATATGCAAATGTATCAAGCACAAATAATAGGGCTTTGGTTTATGCGGAATATACAAGCAAGGACGGAGATGCTGCATGGGTTCCTGAAGGTGGGCTAAAGCCTTTGATGGATGCGACATTGACAGAAAAAACAATAACCGCTGCCAAAGTGGCTATTGCTGCTAAATTTACAGAGGAAACGCTGTCGGATTTTCCCAGCTTCGTCAATGAAGTTGAAACGGAAATGGTAAATAAACTTGGAATCAAAGAAGAGCAGGGAATTTTGTCAGGCAATGGCTCTGGTGGAGAAATAAAAGGCGTTGCATCGGATATGCCGGCATTCTCTCTCTCTACTTTCTATGTTGAGAAGCCAAATATGTTTGATGCTCTTGTGGCTGCATATTCGCAAATTGTATCCACCAGCGAAATGGCTTATCGTCCGAACCTTGTACTGATGAACCCATTGGATTACGCGTCCATGCAGTTGGCTAAGGATGCTAACGGTCAATATCTCCGCCCATTCCGATATGGAGATGAATTGATTCAGGGATTGCGTGTAGAAACGACCACAGCAGTAAAACAAGGAGATTTCATCATGGGTGATTTCTCATACTTGAATATTCGTGACTTGTGGGTATTGTCTATTACCTTAGGATGGGAGAATGACGATTTCCGCAAGAATATCGTGACTGTAATCGCAGAGAAGAGGCTGATGTGTTATATCAAGTCGCAATATAAGACCGCATTTGTAAAGGACACATTCTCTACTGTAATAGAAGGTATCACTCAAGAAGCATAAGGAGAATAATTATGGGAAAAGAATATAGAATAAACCTGACTAAGCGTTATAACGTAACATTTGTCAAGGATGGTGTGAAGTATAAAACAGGCGATGAAGTTTCAGTCGGAATGGCTCTTGCGAGCAAGTTTTATGCCGAGGGTAAAATTGAAGCGACAAACGAACTGATTAATGATGCCAGAGCGTTGGGTTGCGAGGAGTTGTTCACTAAACGTAAATCTGCGAAAAAAGATACGGTATGATAATTGACTACGAATCTTTCACCGGGTTGCTGAGTGTCGGGATAAATCCTGACACTGGCGCTCCCTCTATAACAAGAGATGCGGAGTTGGGCAAAATAGAATCATATATTTCCGTATATGAACAGGAATATTTGATTCGTATACTTGGTGAGGATATGTGTAAGGCTTTTACCGATTATCTTAATTCAAAAGAAGATGGCGTTGATGATAAATGGGATAGGCTGCTTGCTATTTTATCAGAAAAATACAGCCCTATTGCTTGCTATATATTTTTCAAGTATATAGCAGACGGTAATTACAGCGTAACAAATGTGGGAACAGTAACTTCTGCCGATGGAGATGCTGTTTCTCCACAAGTTTTGCAAATTAGGGCATGGAATGATATGGTAAATATGAACAAGCGTGTTTATAAACTTTTGCAAGGAAAGGAATATGCTGGTGTATGTTTCAATCCATGTATGTTGCGTAAAATAAACTGTATGGGAATATGAAGCCGGTAAATGATATATTTGCGGACATTGTAAAAAAGGTATCGAAAAGATACGGAAGCAATGTGTCGTTTTTATTCGGAGACTGGGCCTACATAAGTAATCAATTAACTTTATGGGGTAAAAGCCCCAAGACAAGTAAATTGAAGTTTCCTATAATATGTCTTTATTCTCCGTTCACGGAAGATAGAAGTTCTGCCGAGACAGAGGTTAGCCTGGAGTTTATTATTATGGTAAACACTTTGAAAGGGTATTCGAATGAAGACCGGCAAAAGACTTCCTTTGAGCAGGTATTGCGACCTATATACAATCTTTTCTTGGATGAAATCAAGAAAGACATAAACATTGTCCGTAGTTACAATGATGTGGTTCCACATTCCTACATTGAAAACTACAGATATGGCAGGGTTGGAGTTATAGGAGAAGACGGGAAGCCATTCAGTGATTTTATTGATGCTATCGAGATGAAAAATGTAAATTTAACCATTAAAGAAGTAAAATGTTATGGCAACAGATTATAGAAAGTGTCCGGGCGTTGCAACTTTTAATACAGGTAGTTCCGTGTGTGTGCTTGACCCCGGTAAAATAAAAGCTATCATACTGACTATTCACGGTCATAAGATACCTACAGAGAAAACAGCGGAAGCCTTTGAAAAGGCTTGCCATGCAGACCGTCCGGGAAGAATATTCCCTATCAAAACGATTGTGGAATATGCACCTTCCGGTGGAGAGGCTCAAACTTCTGCTACGGGATACGGCCCTACTAAAATCACAAGCTATTCAGCTAAAAATGATGTATGGACTTTGCAGGACTACGATGCCAGCTTGAAAGCAAACATCATGGTGGCAAAGAATGTGGCATTTGATGCTTATTTTGTAGATGAGAACAACGTCATTTACGGAATGAATGACGGTACGGAAGATTTGGCGGGCATTCCACTGTCCGGCGTTTATCCGGGCGGTCAGGACTGGGATTCTTCTGGCACAGAAGCCAACTTGACTATCGCAACCATGTTCAAGGATTACGAGAAATATATCAAGAACGCGGATGTGAGAGCCTATGATTTTGATGTCGTTGATGCATTGAAAGGGTTGGTTTATGTTGATTTGGTATCAACGGAAGACAAAAAATACAAACTTATAGAGCACTTCGGGAAGCTGGATATTACGGAGTATTACGGTGAATTACTGGCAAAGAATGCAGAAAACGCGTTGGACGGGGCGACAAGTGCTTCTTATGCTAACGGGGTCATTACTACCGTTGGCGAGGGCCCCGTTACCCTTGCATCTCCCTCTGTATTGCAAGAAGCCGGAATTACAGGTATTGAGGCTTGGACATGATAGTAGAAGGTGTGACATTCAATGAAGAGAGGGTGAGAAATATGAAGAAGAGGGACTTCATAAACACACATAAGAATGTGTTTTTTCTTGACCGACCGCCCGAAGAAAGGGAGAAAACCCTTTCGTCCATCTACGATGATATAGCATCTTCCGGTGCGGCAAGACAGAAAAAAGATGATTGTATATTATGATGGTGGTATCGTTTAATTAGGGGCGTTCATTCGCCCCTAAATTGTCTTGACTATGGCTAACATTATTGAAGCAGAAGAAAATTTCAGACGGTTTGCTACCGGATTTGAACCGATGATACGGGATATTATGGTAAAAAACAGAGAAGAAGTTTCCCAATATATTGTAGAACAACTATGGTCAGGTATTAACGGAAATGATAAACCATTACGCCCTACTTACCTTAATGACCCGTACTTCAATACCAAAGAAGCGGGGTATTGGTATAAGAACGCCAAAGGCTATGCAGCTTTCAAGCAAAGGGTAGCCCCGCTTATGTATTCTTCGCTGATAAACGCTCCTGTAAGTTCAAAAGGGACGCCAAACCTGATAATTACGGGTGAATTTCACGATTCTATTACAGCCGTACCGATAGATAAGGGACTGAGGATTGAAAGTGTGGGGATAAGCTTTAGCGGTGATATAGAAAAGAAATACGGACAGGCGATTTACAAGGTCGGTTCTTATGCGAGAAAGGCATTCATGGAAAGGCATATAAAGCAAGGCATTGCGGATTATTTTAGAAAATTCGGTTTATAATGGGATGTGCGTGTGAAAACAAAAAGAGAATGGCAGATATAGCTAAGATGCGTTCGCTTGCAAGAAAAGCCGCAAAGATGGAGGGGAAAGTATATATCCTTTATGAGAAAGACGGGGTTTTCAATTTTTGCCCGAGAGGCGAAATGTTTAACGGGAAACTGATTGAATATGTTTGGTTCTGATATTAAAAAAAGAACACTGTTTTTTGTATAACCCCCGTAATTTTTCTGCCTTTAAATTGAAAAATATTAAAAACAGAACAAAGGCGGGATAGCTCCCGCCTTATACAATCATTTCCTGGTTATTATACTCATGTGTGGGTATTTGGTTTCATGAATTGTCGGCTTCTTGGGCTTTTCTCCTTTGAGTTCTGCAAGTTCCGCCTTGACTTCCTTAAGTTCGTTCAATAAATCCGTATATCCTTCCGTCAATCGGAGAATATGTTGCATCATTGCTGTACTGATTTCCATAATAGATGAATATTTGTTTTAGTCGTTATTTCTGCCATCTGCCCGCCAGCCGTATTACTGGCGGGGTATCATAACGTGATTTCGCTGGTCGAACCTCAACGTGCATCTATGCTTGGTTACGTGGCAATATGTTTCTTAATCTTTTCTTCATTTCAGCTATTGACCTATCCAAAGAAGCAATCATCATTTCATAATCTTTGTGTGATGCAGTTACGTTATCTACTATCACATTACCAAGTTCTTCAATAGAGGCGCAAATATTTCCTACAAGTTGTCTATTTTCTTCCATGATTAATAATCTTCCTTATCTATAAATTCTCTGAATCTATCGTTCTTCTCGTATAGCATTCTACCAAGCGCCAACGAAAGCAATAAGATAACTATCTCCATAACCTTTGCCTTTAAAATCCGTTCTTCCCGGTTAACTCCTTTGCACAACCGCAAAGCAACCATACTACTGCGCAAATGAAAAACATATCGTTCCTTTCTTCTTTGTGGTGGGGTCTGCCCAAAATCGGACATACCCACCGGGGTAATACTTTATCCTATCCTTACAAGGTTCGCCACTTTGTAGCACCTATATTCGCTTTTCTCCGTATCAAAGTAAACTTGTACCGTGTCACTCTTTTTGCGGTTGTCCGTGCCCTTGTTTTCGGGTAGCAAGCTTTCTTTGAGTGTTCCGTATGCCTCACGTAGTGAACCGTCCACCTTTTGGAAGTAGAACCTTACTATCCTTTCTTTCATGGCTGCTTTCAGCTTGATATTCATCCAAGCGGTTTTAAGTGCTTCACTCATTGAAAAACCGTTTTTCTTGACCATTTGCCAGGCGAGGCGCATAACCTCACGCATCAGACTTTTAAACTGTGTACTCATATCGTTAGCATTATTGGGTTAATAAATTACATAGGCGATATGTACCGCTTTCTTTGCTGATACATTCGGGTAAACTCTCTTAATGTAGTCGTAGCTCTTTGCGATAATTTCGCTTGCCTCCTGCTTGTTGTGTCCTATCTTTACCGCTGTGGAAATCAGTGTTTCCGGTGAATGAAAATCTTTCGTTCTCATAATCGTATGCTTTAGTAGTTATACATTATCTTTTCCCAAAAGTCTATTTCAGCCTCAAAAGAAGCTACACACTCGGCTTTGCTTTCTTCGTACATTGCGAACACTTCCGCTTCACTCATTACCAATACTTGTTGGTATTCTCTGCACATCTGATTTAATTCTTCTTTTGTCATAAGGCTTATTTCTTATTGGTTTATTATTGTATTGCAAAGGTATAGAAAATACTGTACTATACAAAACAAATAGATAGAAAATACTATCTAATTAAGATTAATTAATATAGTAAATACTATACTATTTAGAAATAGAGGTATATTTGCAACAAATCAATCATTAAGATTATGAGAATAAAGGAATTATTAAAAGAAAAAGGATGTACGCAACAAATATTAGCTAATAGAATGAATATAAGTTTGTCGGCTGTTAAACAAATGGTTTCCGCTGAATCATTAACTACCTCTACTCTTGAAAAGATAGCCACCGCTTTAGATGTTCCTATGTGGCAACTCTTTGCATCACCGGCGGAAGTAGCTAAAGAAACCAAAGGGGAAACGTGCCCTTATTGCGGTCAACCGATAGCTATCAGAACAACAATAGAAAAGGCATGAGCGCAATAGACATTATCCGGGGTATTCTGATATACATGTACGGGCAAGACCACAACCCACCACACCTGCACATTAAAGACGGTGGCAACTGGTTTACTATCACTATCAAAGATAGGATGATAGAGGGCAAAGGAACGGCAAAGACTATCCGGCTGATAAATGAATACATAGACACCCACGAAGCGCAATTACTTGAAATTTGGGAAAAGGCGCAAAACGGTGAGAAGATAGAAAAGGTTAAACGATAAAAAGACAATGATATGATACTATTAGTAGAATCCGCTGAATACATGGGTAAATACACTCTTTTGTGTACGTTCAACAATGGAGAAAGAAGAAAAGTAGATTTAACGCCACTCCTGAAATATCCGGCTTTCGAGGAACTGAAAGATGAAAGCGAGTTTGAGCGTTACGGGGTTGACGGTACAGTATTTTGGGCAAATGGTGCGGACATAGCCCCGGAATACCTATTTGAGAACGGAGTACCGTGTTAACTCCCCCCCCCCTCCCGGTATGGCTGATTTTCGACTTTTGTCCGTCCCCTCTCAATTTTTTTTGAAATTTTTCCCTATCAAAAGAAAGTCGTATCTTTGTAATGCAATAGATATAGTTGGGGTAGGTGAACAATAGTAGCCTGCCCTTTTTCTTTTTGATACCATCCTGCAAAGTGTCCTTATATCCTCTCTCGCTTCATTTCAGCCCCTCCACGGCATTTTCTCCACTTTGGTGGTACAAGTTATCACCTTGATTTAAGATAACGCCTTAAATCGCCTCTTTTATTTAAAGTATTACTTTAAATAAAGCATGTAAATATTTGTATATTATCACAATTATGTTTATATTTGCATTAAACTAAAAAGGAGGATAACATGAACGAAAAAGAAATGAAAGAACTTACTGCCGATGTGGTAGCAATCGTAAAAAGAGAACGTGAGGCACAAGCCCCGAAGTACGGCTCTTTTATGGAAAGTGTTGTCGGTGCAATCCGAAATGATGCACGTTGCCGGGAAAAACAAGGGAAAGGAGGCAGAAGATGAAAAAACTTATCTACACCAATGAAAATCGCTTAAAGCTACAAATTGGTTATAACGAGGACTGGGCGAAAGATGTAAACCTTGCTATCGAGGAACTGAAAAAAGTGTGTGAAGAACTTACAGACGAGCAAATACGGAAATTTCTTTCTTCACCTTCTTCTCTCTGTGATGAACTTGTTGAGGCTGCAAGGAAAGAGTATAATGCCTACATGAACAATGTACCGAAGTCAGTACGGCTTTCCACAGCCTTTTCTGACGGTGGTATTTCTGACGCTGTGAAAGCCATCCACAAAGCATTGATGGCAAAGAAAACTCATCAAATCATTGACAAGACCACGATAAAGGACGGTGTTTGCCTGCTTGACAAGGACGGGCTGGAAGCTCTGAAAGCGGAATGCAGCGTGTACGGTGGCGAGCAAGCCGAAAAGGTATGGAAACTAAGTGTCAAGGCTGCAAAGGCTCTGAATGAGTTGCAATCAGCCATTGAGGGAAACAATGCCTTTGCGGATGCGGTGGAATGTTGGGGACGTTGGCAAGGTTTCATAACAATCAATGACGACAAGACGGAACATTACAAGCCCAATCCCAATATACTGAATACCCTACCGGGTGAGAAAGAATAGTTCTATCCTCCAATGATAGCAAGCGGCTACGAACCTTCACCGCTATAAATAACGAAGGATGTCCGGGCACGATGAAAGAACCTAAAGCGGTGAGAGGGAGAAAAGGTTACTCCAGTGCTTGTAATCCGCAAATAAGGGGTGGGCAAATGTTCACTCCTTTTTTGATACTAAAAAGAAAGCAATGAAATGAATAGTATAAACGATGATATGCCCTGCTTTGGTGTTCCTATTGATGTACGGGTATCACGTGGTCGGTTGCGCTGCGTGCCACCTTATGCAGACCAGGAACTGGAGTTTTCACAAGTAGAGGGGCGGCTTATGTCCGTATCAAAAACCAAATGGCATGGCTTTCCTTACTGGTGTGTGTGCTTGCATGACGGAGTGAATGAATATCATGTACTTTTCTTTCTCAAATCCGCTATGTTCGTTTATTTGCTCCGCTGCCTTTCCGGGCAAAGGGTTATTAATCTTTCAATACAAGTTGGTAAACTCTCTGACGGAGCGGTACAAATGATTGTCGATGGTGATTATAGGAGGTTAGAGCCAATTTCTATTGATATACCACCGGCAAGACGTTACCGCAAAAGCAAGGATAACAAACATGATTACAAAGATTACGGGGAACGCTTGGAGTTCCTGCAAAAACTGGTGGATGAGATAGGAGCAACCCACACGCACACATAGGGGATAGGGGTGCTGATTTCGTGTGCGCATTATGTTCCGTATTTTTGCAACACATTGATTGTCACCATATCGCATTTTTAAGATTGGGTGTTAAGAGTTTCACACCCTGCATAACATTTCGTTAGTATGAGGCGGTACAAAAAAGACGGCTACCAATCAGCAACCGTCCTCTTTATTTTTGACAATTAATTAATTTTGCAAGTGCTTGGGTAATCCGACAAAGAAGAAATTCCCGTTCCGGTCTGCCCTTATCCATTCCGGGACACCTCCAAACATTTCATTGAACTTTGCTTGACCTATAGTCCTTGCTGCCATATCATCAACTGATTTGTATCCGTTAGCTTTGGCAAAGTATTCATCAACCTTAATTTCTACTATCTGGCTACCGTCTTTCCATAATCGGAAAGTAATAGGCATTCCTTGAAATTCCCACTGCACAATATCGTAGCGGTCTGTCTGTTCTATAATATTTTTGTACTCCATATTTTTTAATTATTAAATAGTTGTTTTTGCTCGTTTACCTCCAGCAAGGCAAATTCTATTCGGGGGTGATACTTATCCAAATGCTTTTCCGCTTCTATTTGGAAGCAAAGATTATCATCTGTTATTGCGCCTACCATTTGCAGACAATCGAGTTATCCAAATCAAACTTGACCGAACTATGCCACACCCGGACAAACAATCGGAAACGGCTTGAAATGCGCCTATTGCGATACATTTTGCATTGTTCCATGAAGTTACGTTCATAAGCTCGTATCTTTCCGTCCTTGATAATGCGCTTTGTGTCACCTTTGCCCGGCACGGCTTGGTAATGGTTAGCCTTTGCGATAATCTGACCGTGTATTACTTCTACTTCCATAAGGTTAAGCATCTTTGAACGTTATACCATAATCTTTGCAAATCTCAAAGAACGAACCAATACCTATTCTTCTTCCGGTACGCATAAGGTTCGTGAACTTCTTGTCACATTCAGCGTATTTATAGGCTTGGTTCTGACTGCTGCACACATGGAAGAACCTACGTCCATTCTCACCTAAAGAAGCCAAAGCACAACCAACGGTAAACCATGACTGATAATCATCTGTTATGTCTATATGATTGGTTTCAATCCGTTCACAGCACTTTGCGACCTTATCCAGTACATCATCATTGCCCGAATACTGGTAATTATTCATAGGACGTGGTTCTCTGTAATAGCCGGTGTATGGTACTGCCTCTGTATTGACATAAGGCTCTGCATCATAAGACAAACAGCGCATCCGGGTTACATCACCGCAAGCACGGTCTATAATGATACCTATCCTTTCAAAGTCTCTTTTAAGCTGCTCAAACTGCTGCTTATGGTAGTCCGGGTATTTCAACGGGATAATGAGAAAATAACCGTTACCGCTTACTGAAAGGCTGATATAGGCTATCTCTTTGAGTTTGGACAGTTCTTGCTTTAGATTGTTCCAGTTGTCTATATGCTCATTGTCCTGGCGGTCTATATCCACACAGATAAAGCCCGAATGCCTTACAAGGTTCTCGACTTTACGGGTAGGGGAAAACACACCGCTTATACAAGCCATCGGCAAACGTCTCTTTATCTCGTTCTTCTCTTCCTTTGTCGGCAAGGAACGCAGGTTTTCTATCTCTGCTATGTGCTTTTTGTCAAAGAGGAACGCACGGAGTTTGCAGGTAGTTCCGTACACATCCTTTACTCCGTTATACACTGAAATTTCTATATTAAAAATATCTTTCTTCATAATCTTATAAAGTTTATTAGGTGGTTATTAGGTTATCGGTTATCAAGGCTGCAATTAACTATTTATCAATTAATTAAATCTAAATAACCGATAACCTATCTTTTTCTGCTTTTTAAGTACCACGAAAATAGGGGTTATCGCTCATGCTCTTTTATCTTGCTAATTATCAGCATTTTCACAGTCTGATAACTGATAACCCGATAACTCGCTGTATTTTTTCAAGCATTTAGCAATGTACGGTTGTGACACTCCTAAAGCATCGGCAAACACCCTTTGGCTTTTCGGATTGTTCGCATAATACACACGTGCAATCATTTCCTCATTACCCATCGGCTTTACTTCCGGCTTTTTCTCGCCCTCCGTAGCTATCATATACACCTTTTCCGCACATCGTTCAAAATAATCCATACATCTGACCGAATACTCCATTTCTTCCGGTAAAATATGGCTCATACCCGGATTATTACCTAAGATGTGGACTATACCTGCCAAACGCTGAACCATAACGTGGAGTTTGGCATAGACAGATTTCATGTACCCACACGCAGATAGAGATTTAATTTGCAATCCATTGAAATAGTTTATGTACACCTGCTTAGCTTCGTTAGCAATTATGAGTGCGTCTGTACCGTTACTGCTGAAATCAAAGTCCAGTAATCCGTTAATAAATTCTGACCAAGTGTCAGAAACATTTTTGCTCACACTGCTTTCCGAATACATTACGGGCGGCTTTTCATCGGGATACACAAACATCCAACGATGATTAAAACCACTTTCTACAAGAAAATTACCTCCGAAAGTTTCCTTAACAACACCGGGTTGCGTGCCACCTATAATTGAAAGAAAGGGTTCTTCTGCTAATAATGAATCTTTCGTCATTCTATCTACCGTTGCATATTGATTATTCCAAATAGAGAGAAGCCGTGGCACTTCTCCGCTCCTTGTGTAGCGGTTGAAATTAAACAACATAGTAGATAACTCGTCAGAATATAGCAACACTCCGGGATTTTCCGATAATATTTTCATTCTAACTTCTTCCGTTGTATCATCAATTACCAGTGCTTGAAGAATGGGGCTTTCTGCGTTTTTATTCCCTGCATCAATTTCTGCTTTATACTTTTCCATAGCTTCTTTAGATGCCTTACGGTAGGATACATCACGCTCTATTATTGGCTTTAATATCTCACGCATTGGAGTTGTTTTACCTACTCCGCTGTCGGCAACAAGACAAATGTAGAAAGGCATATAGTTTTTGTACCGTCCATCATCTGTATGTACTTTTTTCCTTATTGCTGTAGATACGGCGGCAAATACGGAAGCTACAACAAAATCACGTTCGCACTGGTACCCATCCGCATACGCTTGTATTATCTCTTGTATGCACGGAGATAGCCCGTCAATAGGCAAAGAAAAATTATCGTTTATCCCACTATTATTTATTTCTATATTCATAATCTCTTTCCTTTCCACAAATAATCAAAAAATGATAACTGCTTTTCTCTCATTAAATCCTTATTAGTCGTGTAGAACGCTGCCTTTCTATGAGATATAGGGCACCTGCCTACTGATGTTTTCTGTATTGTTCCGCTCCTTATCATCTTATATACAGCCCAACAAATGTTAGGCGCTCGTACACCGGTTTCCGCTTCTACTTGACGTTTTGTCTTACACCCGGTAGAAAAACAGTCATAAATAATTTGGAATTGGGTTATTTTCTCCTTACCTTTATCATGTTCTGGTTGGGCTGCTGTAATGGCAGCTTTTGTTTTATCTGCCATAGTTTAGCCCTCCATAAGTTTAGTTACATCGGATAAGCGATAACGAACTTTGCCGCCAACACGTACCTTAGTCAGATACCCGGATTTGTCCCACCGCCAAAGTGTAGATTTATCAACCTGCAATTTTGCCGATACCTCGTCTTGTGTGAGATAGGTTTCGTGGGCTGGAATATTGCTTTTCTTTTCTTCTTCACGCTCGCTAATAAGCGATAAGGCAAATTCTTTCAAATCGGTGGGGCTTACCACCAATAGGGTTGTTGTACCCGAACTTAAAATTTCTCTAATATTCATTTTACTTTCTTTTTAGGGAAAGTCTTTGTGCGCACTCAAACTTTCGTTGTTTGACGCAAAAGTAGAGTAGATGAAAGAGTTTGCATAAAAATGAAAGTAGCCAAAGGTAACAGGCTGCCAATGGCTACTTTTTGATACTTTATTTGAAAGAAAAATCAGAAAATTACAATATTATCGGCATTGCCTTCCGCTGTTGGAGTGTTGGTGTTTAGATACTTTTTAATTGCAGCCCATGAGCCAACAAGGGTAAATTCGCTGACATACTCCTTTTCATTTGGGCATTTCGTCAGATACTTTTCTTTTTTCGCCTTTAGCAGTACCGCTCCGACATCTGCACCTTGTTTGCCGTCTATCAGCTTATGAAGTCTACCTAACAGTCTTTCTTTGTCCTCATATTGAATTATACTTCGGAAGCTAGGTTGTTTCTTGTTGCGCTGCGGCGTTTCGTTATCGGGCTGTTGCTGTGTACCGTTTTGAGATAAAGCATCAAAAACTCTTTGCGCTATTTTCGTTGTTCCTGCAAACTGAATGTAATTGTAGATGTTCCTGCTCTCTATTAAATAAATACCACCATCATTTTGTAGATTCAGCAAATCTACCCCAATTTGCGCCAATATCCAGTCAATCCCTATAGCATAATCTTTCAACATTCGCATAAGTTCTGCAAAAATGGTTTCTGTGTAATTTCCCTCAAAATACTTTCCCAATTCTTCGGTTGGTATTTCTGTATGCTTTTTTGAAATTGTCCGAAATTCTTTTTCTATATTTTCCCAATCAGCAATCATCACCTCTACACGAGATTGTATATCATTTGCTAATTCCCGGTCTTCATCAATACCACTGTCTAACAACAATCTCACATTATCCATTTTCATTTGTCGCTCCCTTTCTCTGTGCTTGCTTGGTTTTACCTTTCGCAAAAAATCTACAAAGGGAGACAATAGGCTTAGGCAATAGTTGGAAAACTCTGTCGGGTTAGTTTTGCACTCCGATAGATTCTTCCCAACTTCTGTGAATAAGCTATCAAAATCAACGTTCAAATCACATGCTCTCTGCTTTATTTGGTTCGGCAATGTCTTTGTATAAAATTCCTCCCAATCAGAATTTCCTGCAATTTGATTCAATAAGGATTTGTTTAATTTATATTTCACCTCTAATATTTCTACACACATAGAGGCTATGCCGCCCTGCTTGAAAATATCAAAAAAAGCACTTTCTATTGTTCTATCCATATCTTAATACGCATTATTTCACTTTGATTTTTACAACAAATTAATAAGCTCTTGTTTCATTTCCTCGTCTATATCACGGTAACGAGAAAAAGCCCGGCTACCTTCTGAATGTCCTGACAGTTTCCCTATTAGATTAGGGTCTTTTACCTGTTTGTACAAATTACCTACAAACGTCCGTCTCGCAAGATGGCTGCTCGCTACTTCATTGATAGGGACGTTTTGAGGTTCACGGGTTTTCGGGTTAAGCACAACTACATTTCTTGTGATACCGCATATTGTAAATATCTCTTTGATAGCATTATTGTACTTTTGCGCGGATATAAATGGTAATATAGGCGCATTATCGCCCTCCTTATAATATTTCTTTAATATTTCCACTGCTTTTTCATGTAGGGGAACTTTCAGAACCGCACCGTTTTTTGCTAAAGTCTTATGTGGCATGTAAGCCAATACACTCCCTACGATATTGGCATTGGTGAATTTTAGCAAGTCACCAACACGACAACCTATTAAGCACTGGAAAACGAAAATGTCTCTTTGGGCTTCAAGTGCAGGGTGAGCCGACAAATCAAAATCAGCTATTTTATTGCGCTCCCCAATTGTAATATAATAAGGTGTACCATTTACTGGACAACCTATTTTTATATTTCCGAATGGGTTTGCTATCAAATATCCTTCAGACACACACCAGTTAAAGAAAGCTTTCAACCTCTGCTTTATTTTGATAAGCGTATTTTCTCCGCGTTCTTCTACTTGAACCGTTTTACGTTTAATGTTAGCAAGTAGTGGATATTCAGCCAATAGGACATCAAATATTTTAGGATTTTCTTTGATGAGAACATACTCATTTTTCATGTAGTCGAATAAATCCTCCAGTCTTTCCTTATCCATATCTAACGTTAATTCAAATTTCGGATTTTCTGTTAACTGGATATATCCATTATATCGGGATAGTATTCTTTCAAGGCTTTTATGATTTTTCCATTCTGTTTTACTGTTTTCGTATTTCTGTATGTAAACCTCAAAGACTGAAAATAGGTTAATCTTTTCTTCTGCTTTCGGATGCAATGTTTCATCAATTACCTTTTCAAAGAAAGAACTATCAGTTATCTTATCTTTATACTCTTCGTATATTGACATTAGCAACGATTTCCTATCATCTACTGCTTTATTTATCCTAAGGCGGTACTCTGTCTTACACACAGCCCTTGCTTTAATACATTCTTTCTTTGCATCCCATAAAGCAATATCTACTTGAATTTCGCTTGCATGGAATAACTGAATATTTCTCCCATCAGAAAGACGGAAGCGGATATTAACCGTACCTTCCTTTTTAGTAGTTCTGATTAATGCTTTAACGGTTGCCATATTATTATTGTTTTAGTTATTATCGGTTGTGCAAATATAGCAAACTTGCACAACATAAACGAAATATTGCACAACATTATGAAATATAATGCAAATATTTATTTTATTAAATCGCTGATATACAATAGATTTATATTGTATTGTATTTTATGGATTTTTATTTAAGTATTCCCGCTACCCCGACTGATAAGAATCAAGGAGTTACAGCAAAATGTAGCTCCTTTTTTGTTGCTCGATTGGGCGGTTGTATTGACGGCTTAACGTAGAAATTCGGGGTCAACGTAAAAACCTGAGGGATTCATAGCTTATGCATAAATTTTCGCCAGTCTGAACAGGAAGAAAGCTCTGTCCTTTACTCCTCTGAATTGTGTGCGGAACTCCTTTA